GAATCGGTTAGGACTTTATCGACCGAGATAGTATTGATTGCATCTGCAATCGTTGCCGAATCACTAGGGTTTTTACCTATATTGAATGGCCCAAATGCGTCGGAGGCTGTAACTGTCTCTGTCTTAACCAGTTCAGGTGAGCGGAAGGAAGTATCTGTTGCGGTAACAGTCTCGGCAATATTACCTTTTGTTACGTCAAGCGCTGCTGCTTCCGTAGCCGACACACTATCAGCAACAACTTTACCTGTGTTAAATTGGTTAATCGTGTCCGCCGCGGCCGTCGTGTCAGCCAAACTCTTACCAACATCTTTGGTGTTGATTGTCTCAGATGCAGTAACCGTATCAGTGGATACTTGCCCAACAGTTTTAGCGTTTACATCAGAAGCAGTTAGTGCTTCTGTTAAGTTTTTCCCTATGCCCTTTACATCCGCATCGGCTATGTTGATTGGGTCTGGGTCAACATCTGGGTCAGATGGGTCAAAGTCTACCGTACCACTAAATATCTTGACGCTGTTTTCGACAATAGCCACCGAGTCAACAGCAGTAGCCGTAATATCAAACGCTACGCTATTGACATCCGTTGCAGTAACTACATCGATAAGGACTTTGTTAATGTCAAAGACTCGGAAATCAGCCATCGTTACAGTCTGTTCTTCCAAGTACTCCATTGGCACAACAAACGCCGAGACTGCAATAACTTGGTTAGGCTGGGCTGAAACTGTGGTCGAGTATGTGCTTACGCCAGCAGATACCGTAGCCGCCGCTGGGGTGGCTAGTAGTACCGACGATAACGCGTAAGCGACTCGAATGTTTGCCATTAGAAGTTCGCCCTAACTGTAAAGCGCAGGGTATCAAACACCGTCTGCAACTGACCATTGTAGTCAACCACAATCTCACCCTCATACATGCCGGGATCTACATTTAATACGTTGCCTTGAAAGTCAAACTGGACTTGACCGGTAGTACCGCCACTTAACTTTGTACAACTTATTGTAGATAGAAGCGTGGTCGTACCAGCAGCACGGAACTTAACAGAAACAGTCGTTGTCCCCAACGACAAGTCAATCGGCGTGCCGGTAATGTCATCCGTCAAAGTGAGGACGATAACTGGCTTTTCATCGCCTTTTACTAATCGGATAACATCAACGGCCATAATTTCCTCACGCTAATGGGTTCATTTGTACAGACATCGACGCACGGGCTGCACCTATATTTGCCCTTGCTCTACGCTCTGTGGTCTTGTAAAGGTATTGCCTAGAGTGATACGAAGCCAACTCACGGTCTGACCAGTTTTTATCCGGCAGTACCAGTAAATGTTGCAATGCACCATGCATGATGACGTTTTCAAGATCATCAAACACATTTTTATCCATGCCTGTGGCATCTCGAAGGGGCTTTAGAGCCACAATCATCTTTAGATCGTAGTTCACCGTTGCATCGGGGAGCGGGGCAAGAATAAAATTATCTGGGTCTAATTGGCAGATTAAACGGGGGGTAGCCCGTTTTGCAGGATCAAGGCTAGGCCAATCAGGATAAGCAGCATACAACTGCTCAAGAGTCACAGGATCCACTTTCTCGTTATTGACACTTGATGTCAGGAACGCATGGACTTCAGTCTGCAATGGATTAGTGTAGGGATACTCATACACACCGGGTGTCAGTCGGATCAACGGCTGTTCGTAGCGCCACGCTAGTGTGCGCTCGCATGCCTCAATTGCAGCATCACGAACATATTGCTGGATGATTGGCTGCGGGCAGCCCGGCACACTTGGGGCTATCCGATTAACAAGGGAGAGGAATGTACGCGTAGCCATTAAATCACCTGATCGTTAGCAAGTCCGCCTTCCTCAGTGTCAGTAATGACACGACCCTGAGCGCTAACGCCAAGAGCCTGAGTAAAGGACTGTTGGAACAACTGCGCCCGATTGGAGTTGACATGCTCATTATCCACGGACTCAGCGATAAAAACTGTCGCATCAATTACAACGGGGAAGTAAGCATCTGACAACAAAGCGACCGTTGTTGTACCGTCGTACACCGGAGGTGTCTGCGCGTATTCCCCAATAAGAACCTGTGCCGCTGGGGCTTTTGGGTAGATAAAGAACCGATTGGCGTTACGGGTGTGCCGCATCCAGTTAACTGTGGCAGCAGCCGCATCATTCATCCATGTAGGATAAGTTTGATCTAGTGCCTCACGATTAGTTTCCGTAATCCCTGAGCCATCTTTAACTTGGAAAATCTCCATAATACGGATGGAATCAGAAGGGGCTGATTGAAGAACTTGCCCTGCCGTAGTAGGGATTTCCCCTATGTAAGCAAAGAGGTCGGGACGCAAGACAGCAATCCGCTTCAATGCCTGATTGGCAAAGCCCAACAACACCGCATTGCTATAACGCTGCGGCGAGTTGATGTCTTGGAGGATCCGTCGAACCTCAGTGATTACATCATTGAGTATCATTCGGGTAATCCCTTAGATGCATCTGCATTGAGTTCTTCATTCTCAACAACGGGGGCCTCAGGAATCTCGTCAGCCGGGGTTTCTAAAGCCAAACCAGACTTACGACCTTTTTGTTTCTTAGGAACAAACTTCTCAGGAAATGCTTCTTCCTCAGTGACTTCCTCACAAAGAGGGTTTTCAGCCAATAGTTCCGTATAGTCATAAATAAAGCCATCACGTTTATTGCGTAGGTATCGTGCCATTTAATTCTCCTATCTAAATCGAGCCGTCTTAGCCGCTATTTTAGCGGGCTGTTTTACAAACTGTTGACCTTTTGATTTGCCAGAACGCTTTGCTTTTGTTGTAGCAGCGTACTCTGCTGGGGTCAACGCCTTTATTGCTGCCTCTGGTAAGTATCGCTCACCAGTCTTGCTAGATGGCTTACCGCTTTTGGTACGCCATTTCTGATCTGTCCAGTCTTTTAGGGACTTCTGCGGGGCTTTCAATCTTTGTACCCCCCGCCAGCGGCTTTGTATTTCTTAGCCACTAACTGCGCTTTACGGGCTGACCATTGACCAGCAGCCGTACCCTGAACTGCCGCAGCCTTAACCTGCGACACAATCCGCTTACGCAACTCAGGCTTTGTATAGTTGCCCGCTGCGTTTACTTTGGATTTTGGTTTGGCCTTGGCTACCATTTCACTTTATCCGCCCAATAAGCCGCAGACATCTTGCCTTTGGCTATGTTCTTTGCATGGCGGGCTTTGAAACTTTTTTGCCGCGCCTTCTCACTTGGCGTGCTTGGGCTAGACCCAGCGCCGCTTACACCCTGCTGACCAAAGCGAATAATCTTCTCTTTGCCGCCAGCACAGGCCTTAACTACATGAGACTTAGTAGCATGCCCCGGTGTCTTTTTCGGGGAATTACATGCCATCTCAGATTTTTTGATGACTTTAGCCATATTAGTCCCGAACTAAAATGGTTACCGAAGTAGCCCCACCAATATCACAATAGATACCAGTGGAGAATATCATTCCACCTTCGGGGATACCAAAGGCTACAACCCCTTGTTTCGTAGTATCAAGTTCTAACTTGACAGGGCCTGTTGCAGTAAGACCATCGTAAAGTTTAATGTGGTCTAAATTTCCTCCGCTAGAGGTATATAAGAAACCCAGCATCCGAATTTGTCCGGTATAGAGTACAGCATCGATATTTGTATGTATCGAAGTAACGTCACGGGCCATAATAAAACCTCCTTAAAAGGAGGGGGCCGAAGCCCCCATCCATCGCTGTTTAGGCGTTAACGTCTGTGAAAGTTGCAAAGAGACGCACAACAGCAGCGGCTGGTACAGCAGTACCAATCGTGATGTCGATAGTATCAGCAGCAGAGTACAGTTTGCCACCACTCAAAGTGGGAGCAAAAGCACCAGCCGACAGGACTGGAACACCACCTGAGAAACCGGTAGAGTTAGCGGTAGTAGCAGCCAAATAACCAGTAGCGGCAGAACCGTCACCGATTGCAATGGTGCTAGTTACACCAGCAGCAGTCGTAACTTCCATACCTACGTTAGACACAATAGTGCCAGCAGGTACAGGAATTACTTCCAGAACGTCAGATGCAGCAAGAGCGGTTGCACTAGCAGCAGAACGCGCAGCAATGATCTTGGGAAAATCAAGAACCATTTCCACACGGACGGACTTGTTAAGGTCATTTGCCGGGTAAGCGGCTGTGCCTTTGTTAAAACCGAGAGAGTCGGTATATGTTGCCATGTTAATTCTCCTAAAAAAGTTACGAGAGGGGGCCGAAGCCCCCCGTCAATTACAGAGTAATGATACCTTGTGACAATGCCTCAGGCTTGACCACTTTGTATCCATACACTTGTAGACCACGGATGATGTTACCGAAGGTGGACTCAGAGCGAATGGTTTCCATGTTGGTCATTTGCGAAGCAAAAGTGAAGCCCATCTTGTGACCAGCGATGATGCTGAACTTGCCGCTGGAAACACTGAGGTTGTGGCTCATGTAAACCGTAAAACGGTCGATCATGCCAAGGCGACCATTACGAAGAATGGACACGCTGTCACCAGTCAAAGAAGCATCCTTAAGGTCAGACTTCTTAATCATACCGGCCATCTTGGCAGGGATAACTACGAAGCGGTTACCTTCTGGGCAGTTTGCCTCATCAAGAACAGTACCGATGTCAACAAGGTACTCCAACACGTTGGTCTTGGTAATAGCGATAGGCGAACCAGTCGTACCCAAGTCAATGTTGTTAGAGATGCGACCAGCGGTTGCACCTTTGTTGTCAGCAGAAATGTCCGGCAGAATGTCGGTCAAAACACGTTGGTCAATCTTGATCTTCATACGCTCAGAAGCGTCTTTTGACCAAGTATCCATCAGATTGATGTCCGACTGAACCTTATCCACATCGTCCTCAACGCAAGCGAAGTACTCGCCTTTGTCGATAACAAGTTGCAGTTTAGGTTTGTCAGGATTCTCAACCGACAAAGTTTGACCTTTTACATAGGTCTTGATGGTGATCTCAGGGGTAGTACGGATGTTAACCGTGTCGCCCATGTTACGAATTTCACCTTCGTAATCAGTGTTGGAAATAGCAGCCAACACAGTTGCGTCGTAGAAATTCTCGATTAATTTACCTGACCAAATCTCAGGAATGAAGTTACCCGAATAGTTCGGGCGGCCTGTGGAAACGGGAAATCCCATGATAAAACTCCTCTAATCAAGCGTTAACAGTTATGCGACCGTCTCGCTGTGCAGCGAAAATGTCGCGTTCAATGCGGTCA